AGCAGTGTTGCAGGGTGGACTCAAATGGAGATCAATCACCACAAGCGCAGCAGATATGCAAATGCTGGAACACAAGGAATCGATCATCCGTGACATTGCTCGTGTGTATCGCATCCCACTGCATTTGATCATTGGCACTGGTGGTGACTCACAGACTTACCAGAACATCGAAGCGTTGGGTTCAGCGTTCTTCAAGTATTCGCTTCTTGGATGGGTGCGCCGATTGGAATCATGCTTTAGTGAGATGCTTCCAGCACCACAACAAGTGCGATTCAACCCAGAAGAATTTTTGCGAGCCGATTTGATGACTCGTATTCGTGCGCAACAGATGCAGATCATGTCTGGCACGATGACACCCAACGAGGCTCGTGAGATTGAGAATCGTGAACCGTATGAAGGTGGTGATCAATTCGTTCTGGGCATTGCTGGTACTGCTGTCGCTGGTATTGAAGGTGGTGATCTGCCTACATTAGGAACAGATGAACTTCCACCAGAAAGATAGACCATGAATAGCAAGAATTACACAATCACAAGCACACGATCACTAGTTATTGCCAAAGATGATGTGACTCGCACCGTCTATCTTCATGTTATTGGCAATGGAACTGTTTACATCGGTGGGTCTGATGTGACTACATCAAATGGAATGCTTACAGAAAAACACGCTGTGCCATTTCAATTCATTCTTCCAAACAATGAAGAACTTTATGCAGTTGCTCCAAATGGAGTGACAGAAGAACTAAGAATCCTTACACCAAGCACGGACTAATTATGCCTTACGGAATCTCGCAAAATCAGTCGGACTGTTCAACATGGGCAACCGTCAAACAGGAAACAGATGGCTCATTCACCACGATTGGATGCCATACAAATAAGCAAGATGCAATCGATCAAATGGTCGCTGTGTCGTTGTCCGAGAATGTTGATCCGATTGGCGAAGTTGGAAATCGACAAATGATCGAAATGGATCAGGAAACTGAGACAGAAACTGAAACTGATGAGACCGATGAGATGCTCGAAGGTCTTGCTGACATGATCGAGATGGGATTGAACCCAAGACAGTTTGCAATGTATGAGTTTTACGAAAAACTTGCTGAAGAATTTGGAATGTTTACGCAAGGAATCGGTGCAAATGGTGCGCATTATGTGGCTGAGTCACCATTTGCATCTGAAGGCATGGTGTGTTCTAACTGTATTTTGTTTGAGGGTGGACGCAAATGTGAGGCAGTAGAGGGTGATATTGCGCCCAATGGAATCTGCAAATTGTGGGTGATCCGTGAGGATTTGTTGGGAATTGAACCAGAAGAAGTCGGAATGCGTGTCGAAGTTCGACAAATTGACTTGTCTGCACCTGCTTTTATGCGTGCATCAGCCAAGCGTGGTGTTGCATTGCACGAACAGGGTTTGAGTGGCGATGGTCTTGTTCCTCAAACTGTTGAGGATGCTCGCAAGATGGCTGCAGGTCAAATCACTGAAGCAAAGTGGCGAAAGATTGGTCCTTGGATTGCTCGCCACATTGATGATTTGGATGCTGTGCAAGGTGATGAAATTACTGCTGGTCTTGTCGCAATGTTGCTGTGGGGTGGTGGAAGTAGCAAAGCATCAGCAAGACGAGCGCAAGCGTATGCTGAGAGAATTGTGGAAAGATTAGACTCTGACGAGTAATCTGGAGTGCTTATGAACGCAACGGTACAGTGGATCGCAACATCGATTGATGAAAAGCGTAGTATCGCTTACTCAAATCTTGAAGTTCGTGCAGAAAATGATGGTCGCACCCTGATTGGTTACGCTGCAGTGTGGGATTCACCATCTGAGTTCATGGGTTTCACTGAATATGTAAAGCGTGGTGCATTCTCAAAGACGCTGAACGATGGTGCAGATGTTCGATTGCTTATCGATCATGAAGGTGTGCCGTTGGCTCGTTCCAAGAGTGGCACACTGGCATTGGAAGAAGATGAGCGTGGATTGCGAGTTGAGGCTGAACTCGATCCGATGAATCCTGATGCTGCACGAATCATGTCTGCCATGAAGCGTGGCGATTTGTCACAAATGTCCTTCGCATTTCGTACTGTCAAGGATTCATGGAATGCTGATCGCAGTGTTCGTGAATTGCGTGAGGTGCAGTTGTTTGATGTGAGCGTTGTGACATTTCCAGCGTATGAGCAAACGGTTGCAGAGTTGCGCAATCGTCAAACGCCTGTTACGGTTGAGCCAGTTTCTACTTTGGCTTTGCGCAAGTCGCAAATCGCATTGCAGAAACTTCGCAGCCGTTAGACAGCCGATCTCTGCAGGATCACTGACCTCCTAACACTGAAGGAATATCCACATCTATTTTGATCTATGGAGGTCAAAAATGTTTAGCAAGTCACTTATCGAAAAGCGTGACGCTGCATTGGCAAAGGCAGAAGCCATTGTCGAGGCTGCTCAGGCTGAGGCTCGTGAACTCTCCACCGAGGAAGATGCTGCCATTGCTGCATCGCTCGATGAAGTTCGTTCGTTGGATGATCAGATCGCAACCCATGTTGAATTGGAAAAGCGTTCTGCTGAGGCTGCCGAGTTGCGCAAGGAAAAGAAGTTCGATCAGGTTGCATCGCCAGCAGTTGTCAAGACTGAGGCTCGCACCTACTCGCCAAACAGCGATCACTCGTTTATCGCTGACGCATACGCTGCACAGTTCAGTGGCGATTTCGCTGCTCGTGAGCGTCTTGCTCGTCACATGAATGAGGAAAAGGTCGAACGCCGTGATGTGACCAGCGCAAACTTTGCTGGACTCATCGTTCCTCAGTACCTCACCGATCTCGCTGCACCGTTTGCTCGTGCTGGTCGCCCAACGGCTGACATTGCTCGCAAGCATCAACTTCCTGCTGCTGGTCTTACCCTCAGCATCAGCAAGGTCACGACTGGTTCTTCGGTCGCTGCACAGACGGAAGGCGCTGCTGTTTCCGAGACCAACATGGATGACACCAAGTTGGACATTTCGGTGAACACCTACGCTGGTCAGCAGAATGTGAGCCGTCAGGCTTTGGAGCGTGGCACTGGTGTTGATGCACTGGTGATGGCAGACCTTGTTTCTGCATACCACACTTCGCTGAACACTGCAGTGGTTGCTGAACTGCTGGCTTCGGCTGGTCAGTCGGTCACCTACACCGATGCATCACCAACGGTTGCCGAACTGTATCCAAAACTGTTGGATGCAATTCAGAAGGTTCAGACGACCTTCTTTGCAGGTCCGAATGTCATCGTGATGCACCCACGCCGTTTGGCTTGGATTCTTGCAGCACTCGACTCGAGCAATCGCCCACTGGCAGTTCCGACTCCAGTTGCGATGAATCCAGTCTCGTACGGTTCGGGATCAGTGCAGTACGGCAATTCGGGCTACAGCATTGCTGGACTCCCAGTTGTCACTGACGCAACGGTTTCGATTGTTCAGGGTGCTGGCACGAATCAGGACACCATCTACATCGGTAACGCTCAGGAACTTCACCTGTGGGAACAGGGTTCTGGCGAGCCGATGATGCTCCGATTTGAGCAGCCAAAGGGTTCTGAACTCGATGTTCAGATGATCGTGTACGGTTACGCAGCCTTCACTGCAAACCGTTACCCGAACGCTTGGGCACAGATCAACGGAACGGGTTTGGTCACGCCAACCTTCTGAACTTGATTCAGAAAACAATTGCAGTGGTGCTGGTAGTCTTTCGACTGCCAGCACCATTTGCATTTTGGAGAGTGTGAAATGAATAAGCAAATAGAATCATTGTTAGTTGAGCGTGAAGGTTATGTGCGCCGAGGATTGAAGGATCGAGTCAAGGCTGTCGATGAGGCTTTGCGTGAGTTCGGATATGAGGCAGAGTTTGTTGAGACTGCATCTGTCGAACCTGATGAGAAGGCTGTCATGCCAAAGGTTGTGAGAAAGCGCAAGGTCTGAAATGGCAATCACGAATGGTTACGCAACCCTCGCTGAAGTGAAGGCTGCGCTTCGTCTAACAGACAGTGTTGATGACACCTTGCTAGAGCGAGCAATCGAATCAGCGTCACGGAGAATCGATGGTTACTGTGGTCGCTGGTTTTACAAAACCTCAGCAACGGCAGTGAACATTTACCCAATCAATGAGTATCTGGTCGCATTCCCTCGTGATGTTTCAAGCACCAGTATCACAATCAAGATCGATACGAATGCAGATGGAACTTATGCAACAACCTTGACGCAAGGTGTCGATTACATTCTGGAGCCAACTGACGCTGCGTTGCGTGGCTATCCGTACACTCATGCCCGTATGGTTGGTGGTCAAACATTCCCACTGGAAGTAACCCCATCTTTCCCAACGGTGCAGGTGACTGCTCAATGGGGTTGGAATGCAGTGCCATCTGATGTGAATCAAGCGTGTGTGTTGCTCGCTATGCGACAGTTTGCTCGTCTAAATGCTGCATTGGGTGTGGTTGGTTTCGCTGATATGGCAATCACCGTTAGGGCGATTGATCCAGATGTGCGTGACTTGTTGAATCAATTTGTTCTGTTTGGTGTGATCTGATGGCTGCAACTGTTGCTCAGGTTGCTACAGGGTTGGCTACACGACTGGGAACTATCTCTGGTTTGCGCACCTTTACTTATCAGCCTGAACAGGTAAATCCACCGTTCGCATACCCTGTTCTGACTGGTGTGCGTTACCACTCTGCATTTCAGGGTGGAGATGTGCTGATGGATTGGGTGATTTTTGTGGTCGTTGGT